ATGGGATACCTCAGAGCGGGAACGTTAGGTATCGAAACCACCTACGGCGGAAAAACATCCATCTCATCGGTGCTTTTGCAGTCTAAAATCCACCATGCCTTTCAGAATATAGAATGAAACTTTTGATGTGACTCTCTAGTTTCTCGACATACTCTTGGTCATTCCAGTTTTTTTCAGAATAACTAGTGCCATTTGTGGATTCATAACGCTTGCCATTATCGTCAGTAAAGTAGGTGATAAAACAAAACGAACCATCAAAATGCTTACTTTCACCAAAGTAAAGGTCGTTATGCCCACCATCTTTATACCTTAGCTTAAAAGTAATGTGGCTGTCCGATGATTCAACATTCACTTTTATGCCCCTTCCAATCAGTTCTTTTTCATACTCCTGAACAGTTGGAATAAGCCTAGGGATGATTTCTTTAAAATCTTCACGAATCTGAGCAATCCGCTTTTCTCGGCCCTCCTCGGCTGCTTTTGTTTTAGAGATACTTTTATCGATCTCACCAAAAAAATCGTCTCTACTCATATCAGTTTCCTTGATCATTAAGAAAAACCATTGTTGCGCATACAATATACTAATTTCACTATTGCAACGATAGCCTCCTAGCGGCAACTCCATCTTTACATTTTATCTTCAGCATAAATCCCGGCTGATATGATGGCTCCACCGATCCGGCGCTTGCCGTAGGCAATCGGCACAGGATTACCCTGAGCGATGGTGTTGACCGGCCCACCGAAAGCGTAGGATGGCTTATTCTCTGGGCTTTCGCGCCGCGCAGCCCCTCCCTGCATCGGGGAAAGCATTTGAGCGACACCACCAATCATCATTGCAGCGCCTGCCTGTAGAGCATAAGACCCCCACGCACCGCCACCAAAAGCCTGACCCCAGGGGGACATGCCAATAGCACCAACGACAACCAATACCGCACCAAGGATGGTCTGAAACATCCCCGCCTTTTTACTGCCGATGATGACCGGCACGATCCGTATTTCGCTTGAGCCGTTATATTCCAGTTCTTCCCGCCCGATGTTCTGTTTACCGCTGAAAATGGCAAAGGTCAGCCCTTTGGCTTTACTGGTCAGCATGAACTTCTCAAACCCCGGCAAGACCGTACACAGCGCCTTGATGGCTTCCCCTGGAGTCTGGACGCACATTTCCATGACGCCCTTCCTGTTGTCTTTCACGAACTGGCGCAACGGGCCATACACACGGACAGTTCTTGTTTGGTTTTCATTGTTTTTCATGGTGTCACCTGTTATTGCTGATCTTCGGTATAGATACCGGCTGAAATTACTGCACCGCCTATCTCACGGCACCCATACCCCACGGCGACAGGATTCCCCTGCGCGGTAGTGTTTACTGGCCCGCCAAAGGCATAGCTCGGTTTGTTATCTGGACTCTCTCGCGTTCGCAGCCCGCCCGCCTGGGGTGAAAGCATTTGAGCGATCCCACCCAGGGCCATTGAGGCACCGGCAGCCATAAGGTAAGAGGCGATAGGTGCGCCTAACGGTGTGAATGAAATTGCAATCAGTGCCACGCCAAGGATGGTCTGGAACAGCCCGGCGCGTTTGCTGCCGATAATCACCGGCACTAGGTGAATATCCTCACTGCCTTTCGTCATTTCCAGCTCGGCTTCGGCAATGTTGCGCTTTCGCTCGTTACCAACGAACACCGCAAAGGTTAAGCCGCGCTTGTGCGCTTCGGCCATGTACCGCTCAAACCCATCAAGCAGGCTTTTAGCCGCTGACATCATTTTGGGGACATTGTGGGCCTTGTATTTAAAATCACGCCCAAACCGCTCAATCAAGGGGCCATGAAAAATCATTTTACGCATAGGTACATCGATAAAAGCCATCGTGTTACTCCTGTTAAATACCGGTGAACGCCGCAAGGCGCTTTTGCTGCTCTTCGCTCACGTCGAAGGCGAACTCTTCATGCTGTAGCTGGTAAGTGCCAAAGCTCATCAGGAAGGCGATCGCCGGGTCTATCTTGTTGGCGGCCTTCTTCTTGTTCGGCTTGATATTGGCGTTGGCGTCGGTTTCCATCACCACGTTAGCCATCGCCCAGGCCAGCACCGGATCGCCGTTGTGCTCGATCACCTTGCGGTTAACGAATACCTCTGCCGATTTCGCTACCGGGCTGAACTTCATATAGGTTTGAGGGAAAGGCTCCACATCGAGGCCGGCCCCCTGTAACTGGGTGCGGATTTGCGTGGCGTTCCAGGTGTCGAAACCCACCAGCTCGATACTGAACCGCTCGGCGTCGGCCAGCACATCATCACGGATGCGGTCATAGTCGATACAGTCACCCGGCGTGGTGCGCAACCAACCCTGCTTCACCCACTGGCGGTATAAGGTACGGTTTTTATTGGCAGGGTTTTGTAGTTGGGCGTCGGGGATATAATGGCGCGTCAGCAGGCGCACAGACCGCTCCAGCGGGAACGTATAGCAAACGCTAGTAATGTCACTGGTGGAGGACAGATCCAGACCGGCGTAACACTGCAATCCTTCCAGGTCGGCTTCGGTATATTCAGCGGCGCAGGCTTTCCAGGCTCCCTCACCCATCCACGGGGTTTCCCCCTGGCACCAGATGTTAAAGCGCTTGGTCAGCATTTCCACCCACTGCGAGGGAATGCCTCGGGCCTTTTGGATGGTATCGGCCAGCGCGGCCACATCGACGGACACCGACAGGTTAGGATTAGCCTTTACCCACTGCGCCGGGTCGTCTACTTCGCTCTCGTCGTCCAGCTCGTAGATCAGCGCAAACAGCGATTCATTCTCTTCTTCCCCGGCCAATATCTGGCAACAGTAATCATAGTGCTGCTTGCAGGCCGATACGATGTTGCTGCCAGCGGTGGTGATGGCAAACAAAATGCCTTCGGGACGTGCGCCCATGCCCAGTTCAAGGGCGGAGTAAACGCCGTTATCCGGGTGCAGGTGATACTCATCGACCACCGCCAGGCTAGGGTTAGTCCCTTCAATGGTTGAAGCTCTGGCCGCCAGCGGCTTTAACAGGCTGTTGGATTTGGCGTAGATCAGCTTGTGCTGTTGGATTGCTACCCGCTTGCGTAGCGGTTTGGACAGCAGGCACATCTGCCGGGCATCATCGAACACGATACGGGCCTGATCCCGGCTTACGGCAGCGGTGTAAATGTCCTGCTGGCCGTGCTCCATCACCAGGAACCAGTTAGCCAGCATGGCCGCTACCGTGGATTTGGCATTCTTGCGCGGTACCTGAATGTAGGCACTGCGGTATTTGCGGCGACCAGTAGACACCACTTTGAACCCCAACAGGTTGGCAAAGGCGAACTGCTGCCACGGCTCTAGCGCGATCGGTTGACCACGTAACGGCCCTTTGACGTGGGGACAGAGGCGAGAAAAAGCGACAAAACGCTCTACTATGGCCGTATCGAACACGTAAAGGGGGTTATTCAGGTCGCTAAAGTACCGATCAACAGCCTGTTTCAGTCGCTCACAGGCCGGGATTTTGCCGCTTTTGACGTCTAGCGCATACTGGTTATAGGCGGTCAATCTCGTCATCCTCGTCAGTTTCCACCGGGTTACGGCGGCGGGATACCGGATCAAAGCCCAGCAATGATGACATTTTGATCATCACTCTTTCCGCTTCTGCCTTGGCACTGATAGAAGGGTTGCGGCTCTCGCTCCCCTGGCTGTTTGCAATGCTGAACCCTCTGGCGAAAATGTCTGCGACCGCCTTTCTGTAAATGGAATAGTTGACGCAATACAATTCAAAGTTGTTCCAGTCGGCGGGGATCAAATCACCGCGTTCGGCCAACTGTTTGCCACGGGCTTTCCACTGCTGGGCCGCAATGTCATCGAGATAAGCGGGAGGTCTGGGTAGTTTTGCCATAATGTTATGAATCTCCATCGGTTTTATTTTTATAAAAAATGCCTCGCGTGAAAATTTGAGGAGGCGGGTGGTTCCTGCAGGAGGTTTTTTTGTCTTTAAAATCCCCCCCTCCCTTCAAATGACAACTATTATCATCTATCGATTTCTGAACGCTTCGGCTAGCTCACGGTCACGCTGTGACAGACGCTTGCCTGTGGCTTGTTCTGGCGTCTTGCCGTGGCGTTTGGTGAACCCATCACGGCTACGCTCCAATCCTTTAAGCAACTGATTAATCTCTTGTTCAGTCATGGCTCGTTACCTTCATACAACCAATCCCAACGGTGAGCGGCGGCTTCTTCCTGCTCCCGGAACTGACCGGCTTTGCGCTGCTGCTTGGTGAGTGGGTCTTGGGTGGTGGTCTTCCTGCTGTGATGGCTGACACATAACCCTTGATGATTGCTGGCAGGCCAGAACAGCACATCGCTTTCACCCTCAATCGGGATGATGTGATCGACTATCTTGGCCGGGGCGTAGATCCCTTCCTTCTCGCACATCACACAGAGCGGGTGAGCCTTGAGATAGGCAAAACGATACTGGCCCCAGCGGTTGGAATAGCCACGCTCGGTACGAGTGCCACGGCTGGCAGTCAGCGCAGCGTTGGCCTGTCGCTTGTGCTCAGGGCAACGGCCAGCCTTTACGCGATTACGGCAACCGGGATAAGTACAACGTTTGAGTGGGTGAGATGGCATCAGTACACTCCTGGCTCGCGGTAGTAGTTCCACAATGAAGTCGTGGTGAAGGGCAGCTCGGCGGTTTTCTCCGCGGCTATCTCTCGGTTCTCATACCAGTGACTTATCAACAACAGGCAACCCACCTTGATAGCTGGGTTAAGCTCCAGCTCATCACCGAAACGCCTACCGATATGTTTCTGGCAGATCTCCAGCGCGGCAGCGATATAACCCTGCAACAAGGTGTCTTCCTCGCTGCCATCGATACGGCAATGCAGCTTGACCTCTTCCAGGCCGATTGATGTTTCACTCATGGCGTAACGCCTCCCTTGCATAGCAGCTCTAACCGGCTGGCTTTCGGATCAGGGATCGCTGAGGCAATGTTGTAGGCCAGTTGCCTATGTCCTTTCTGTTGCCACAAGATACGGCTGGCACTGCCTACATCATCCCGGTAGCGCAGCCACACACGGAGGGTGATCTCCGACATCTCCGCACCCGAGGCCAGCAGCTCACGACCGCTGATCGCTTTCACCTCGGCCCACACGGTAGCCACATCAAACCAGACCTCTTTCTCACTGCCTGATGGCAGCTCAATCGTGGTGAAGTTTTGAATGGTTATGCGGTGGCGCATCTGACCTGCTTTCATTCGTCACCTGCCTTATTGTCTTTGCTGACCTTAAATTCCTGTTTCCATGCCTGGCTAAACTCCTCGCCGCCTTCGCGTGGTGGCATACCTTCACGCTCGCGGGCTTCGTTCGGGCACATCACGCCAGACTTGATCGCCGTTTCGTAACTGCGGAAACGATCTTGTGGGTTGGCGCGTAACAGGTCGGCGGTGTCGAACTCCACCTGGTAACGAGAACCGGCAGACGGGGAACTCAATAGCAAGGCGGCTTTAAGCTGTTGCTCAAAGTTGGTCAGCCAGGGGCGCATTGTCATGGTGAGAAAGGCGCGGCTCGCCTCGCTAAAGTTGCTGTAGGTGCTGTTGGAATACTCTTGCAGGAAGATCGGGCTGATATTGAAGATCCGGGCGATGTCTTCAATGGTGAAGCGGCGAGAAGCTAACCACTCGGCATCCTGATTGCTCATGCCTAATTGTTCATACTCCATGCCACCTTCAAGGATTGGCGTCTTACCGGCGTTCCTGGCCCCCTTGTAGCGCTCCAGGGCATCCATAGCTTTCTTGCCATTAACGCTGTCCAGCCACTCTTTGGCCTTAACGATCCCTGCGGCCATCATGCCATCACGCATAATGCTGGTACCGTGGCGTTGTTGAGCCATACCCAACCCCAGGGTTTCCCGGCAAATGCTGACCGGTGAGCGGGACAAGAAACCATCATCGGTTGAATAGCGCAGGTGCAAGATTTCTTCCTGCAGATAGGTGCGAACTTGACCGCTGAAAGGTTCGGTAATGGTGTAGGCGTAGCGGTGTTTGTCCAGGCGCTTCGGTACAACCGCCCTCGGTGGGTAGGGGTGTAATGATTTTGGTTGGCCGTCCTTGCCCCATTGGATCACCGCGTAGGCGTTACCGTTCAACAGGCAATGGCGCATTAGGGTGCGCTTGAACTGGTAAGGGGTCTGGCAGTCGTTCGGGCGCTCATTGAGCAACACATCAACGGGGTGATCGGCCAACCAGGCGCGGGCCTCTACACCGTTGGTACGTGTTACCCGGTATAAGTAGCAAGGCATGGAGGCTACCGCTTCGCTAATCACCGCCACGGCGTTGAGTACCGCTGGCAGGGTTTCAGCATTACCCGATGAGACATGTTCACCTGAACCGGTGTTGGGGATACCGGCCATCACCAGAAACTCATCAATGGTCATGCTGCGGTTTTCGGTCTTGCGTTTCCACGGCCACATATCACAACCCCGCCAGATAAGCCCAATGGGAGCGCAACTCCACCAGCTCCGGGTGTTGGGTCAACAGTGAGCGCTTGGCGATCTGAATGTCGGTTTCACGGTAGGCCGGTAAGCTGGTCACGGTGATTTCGCGTAACTCGGCGGCCAGCACGGTACGGACATACGGCTGTTGGGTGCTGTCCCACTGATCTTTCAAGGCTCGGAACCCGAAAGACATGCCGGAAATGTCACCACGTTCGACCAGTGTCAGCACATCGCGGCCCAGTTGGGTATCGGGTGGGGTCAGCTCAAAGCGCAAGCCGGTGGCGTCTTCACTCAGCACCAGGGTGCCGGAGGTATTGCGGCCCAGCAGCGCGGTATAGTCATGCTCGTACAGGGCGCGAACATCCGCACCAGCCGCCAGGCTATCTTTGAAGGCATTAGGGGCGAACTGTTCTACAAACTCATCCCACAGCACCTCTGATCGGCTGTTCCACTTCACGGCATAACCCACCAGCTTTTTATCGGCGGCGGAAAGTGTGGCGGTGCGGATTTCAAAATCGGTTTCTTTCATCGGTGCATTCCCTCAGACAGAAAAGGGGCCGTAGCCCCTCCGCTGATACTTACTTTTTGATTTCCAGTACCTTGATGGCGTTGGAATCCATCAGCCCGCCGCCCAGGTACTTATCGGTATGCACCTTGTAGAAACCAGGCTCGGTGATGTTGTCCGGGCGGGTACGGGTGCCAGTGTCGTGATCAACGATGAAATAGCCGCGCTTGAAGTCGCCCACAGCGATTACTGGCAAGCCTGCGGCGGCGTCTGGCATGTTCTCCAGGTAGTGAACCGGGTGGCCCAGCAACATATCCGGATCACCGGCTTGCAGACGATCGCGCCAGATGTAATCCCCGTTGCCGTTCTTCAGCTTTTGCAGCATGGCGGCGGTATTGGAGTTCATCGCCCATACGGCATTTTTGCGGTAACGGCGGCGCAGCTTGAAGACCAGATCGATCAGCTCATCGGCGGTGGGAGTGGTGCCAGCGGAAACCATTTTCTCCAGGGTGCCGAACGGGCGAGCGCGGTCACCGGTAGCAGCGCGGGGATAGGCCAGGAACCCTTTGGATTTTTTCGCTCCGTCACCGTTCACCAGGTCGGTTTCTTCGGTTTCGGCAAAGGTGTCGCTGATCTCTTCGGTCAGCCAGCCCAGAATATCCACGTCGCTAAAGTCGAGGATTTCCTGGGTGGTTTTCGGGTAAGCGTAGATAGGGTTCAGCTTGATGCTGACCTCTTCCAGCTTCGGCGTCGCGGTTTCGGTACGGGCTTCACCTTCGGTGCCACGTCCTACCGCCGCGCCGCCTACGGACACGAGTTTCTTGTATTCGTTGGATTTGGTGGTCTTCACCGTACAGATCTGGCGCATCACGCTTTCATCCGCCAACATGCGCATGATCTCGGTATCCAGCTCAGGGATAACGGAATAGCCGCCGCTCTCATTGACGGTGGTAGATAACATGCGGGTTTCGCCGGTCATGATGTAGTGACGCAACTCTTCATTGGTTACAGTCTTGCCGTCTTTGGCTGGCTTGGCGTTTCCACCTTGGGCGCGTTCTTCATCAGCCAGGGCTTCATAGCGGCCAATATCAGCCTGTAGGGCGTCGGTCTGAGTGCGGAGTTCGTCGAACTGGGTAGCCTCTTCGGTGGTAAGGCTGCGTTTCTCATCTTCGGCCTTGGTCAGCAGGGAGCGCATTTGGGTAGCGAGTTCGGCTTTCTTCTGGCGGAGTTCAATCAATTTTTTCATAGCGGTTTCCGTATAGTGTGAATACAGACGGGAAACCAACTCAGAGAGGGAAGCCGCTTAATAGATTTCCAGTGCGGAAAGGTGGGTGTTAGGCGGCTAAAGTGACGGCTCCCGTCGGAGTGTCACCCCCCAACATATACATGAAAATAAAAAATGAAACCCCTCAAAAATAGAGGGGTAATCATGAGTAATCATGGGTACAAAACATTTACACTTCTTTTTTCTTAAACGCCTCTATCGCACATACCCAATAACCAATAGTGCTATCTGTTTCACAAATTAAATCATTGAGCCTTTCGCTTGGCTTGGCCCCTTTCCTGATTTTGTCGATCGCCTTCATGTAGGAATCGTAAATTGCTGGCTCAATAAACTGCCTCTCAAAGGCGGTGAGTTCACCGCGTTTAAGTTGCCCCTGAATTTCCTTCAATGCGGCTTGAGCATACTCTTTTAACTCTGTCACTTTATCACTAATAGCCGCATCTGCTTTATACCGTGGATACATGACATTCAAATCCTCGGAGATATCATCAACACGGCGTTTAATTTCAAGTAATCTTTCCATATCACCCTCTTCGTTAAATATACTCGGTTACTAATTTATGGCCCGCTGGCACGTCTAATGGGATTGCTTCGCCATTCACTTTAATACACGGAAGCACTTGTTTCACTGGCTCATCGCTATAGATATGCCAGTAGTTCACATCGACATAGCTGATCACATCATGTACCGCAACAACCTCCTCTGTTTTGCGGTTGACTATCTTCACCCTGATACCTTGACGCGCAGGGTGTATATCCAGTATTTCAATGCCCGATCTTCTTTGGCTAGGCTGTGTCATTTTTTACCCCCATTTCATAGAGAAAAGTTTTTTACCCCTAAAACTGTCCGCACTGTCCGCCCTTGCCATTTTATCAATATAAATCATAAAGTTAAGCAGTCAGACAGTTGGTACAAAACTGTCCGCCACTACCCGCCCAAACTACCCGCCTAAGGGCGGACGGTTCAGACACTTAATACCAACTGTCCGTCCACTGTCCGCCCTATTTAATTATATGTATTTATTACATTTTTATTATAAAGGCGGACAGTTCAGACACTTTATTGAAGAAAAAACTATATTCCTGACTCGTTACCCATAGTGTCCCCGCCTCCCGTGGCGGCAGGTAGCCACTCGTCGGCCTCATCCAGCAACGTGATGTTGGACTGGATACGTCCACGGGTTGCCTTCTTCTTAGATTCGGCCTTCTTGTACTCCTTACCATACTCAGCCATCGATCCCGGCATATCCTTACCGAACCGCGTTAATGATACTGGCTTACCCAGGCCATGTGCTGACATGTAGGCCATGTAGGCGTGGTACAGATAACGGCGCGGGGCAAAGGGGATGACCTCTGCATTACCTATGAACATCCCTTCACACTCCACCATAGCCATCAGGTAGCCGCAAAAGTCCACCAGCGAATCACCCTCACGCTTGATGGCTAATGCCTCCTCAGATTGCCGCTGTTCCAGTAAAAGCCCTTTGGCCTCCTGTTGCTTGGCAAAGCGGGTTAACAGGTGCCGGATGATAACCGCCAGCTCTGCTTCAATCTTTTCAGGTAGGTGAATATCGCGTTCCCCATCCGGCACCACATCAGCAAAGTTAAAAATCACCCGCCGCCTTGATATGCCCCCGCTGCGGTCGCTAAAGGTCATTGAGTTGTTGTTCACCGCCAGCACGACAGCAGGGATCCGCATCGAGTACGGCGCTTTGTATTTCGGGTCTACGGCCACCTTGTCACCGCCCGTAATGGCTTTGATCCCTGAGCCGTCACCGGCATACCTAGCCATATCAGAGAGCACGATCAGCGACGCACCGACAATCAGCTCCCGTTCCTTGGGGTTCTCCAGTGAAGACATGCTGGCGGCCACTGTATTACCCTTGCCGGCTAGCATGGTGCAAACCTCGGCAAATACGCTTTTACCACTGCCGCCCGGCCCGGTGACCTCAAGGAATAGCTGCCAGTCATACCGGTTGGCCATCACCATATACAGCGCCGCCAGTACCCGATCGGCTTTGCGGGTATTACCCCCTGTAGAGCGGGTTAACCACTTCCAGAAGTTCGGCGCATGGGTGGCCAGCGTTTCCCCTTCGTGCGCCTGGCTGAATTCGACACCGCTGGCGATCAGCAACCAGTCTTCTCGGCGGTGCGGTCTGAACTCACCGGCCTTGGTGTCAAACACGCCATTGGTGAACCCGATCAAGTGCCGTTCCGTGGCCCCCATCCGGGGTAGGCTCAGTTTCATGGTATCCACGGCGGATTTGATACCTGGCTGTGAGTAAGAGATCTCTGCCTCTCGGTAGATCGCCGCCATTGCCCGTTGCAGCTCTTTATCGGCAATAGGCTTCCAGATCACCCCGTCATAATGATGAACGGTGTCTGAGTCACCATTGATTGCCAGTGCGCCACTGTAGCGAGCCAGAAGCACATCACCGCGCTGGCTGGCCCCCATCTGGTTAAGGGCCGGGGTTGCTGCTTGTTCGACCGCTGGCGGGGCGGCGTTGAACAGGCTATTAATCCGATCAGCGTCGGCCAGCACGGCCACCAGCTCTTTACGGCTGATAAACTCCAGCACCACCGCTTCGCGTTTCTCCCTGGCAGGTTCGGGGGCTAAGTTGGAGGAAAACCCGTTATCAGTCAGCCATTCAGGAGTGACATTCCCGATCGCAAACGCACTCAGCCGCACAGCCAGATCATTGAGTGGCGTTCCCGTTGTTGTTTGCAGTATGGCCTTTGCCGCTACCGCTTTCTCTATAGGACGACCGTTAACCCAACGGTAGACGCAGGAAAACAGCTCATTCGGCCATTGGCTGGTGTTAACCTTCTGTGCCTTGCTCATACCTTTGGCCTCACAGTCATGATGAATTTGCCGATCAGCGGGTGGAACCAGTATTTACTGCCGTATTTGCGCTTGGCCCCTTTGATAACGATCAGCGCCGCTTCACGGAATTTCGCTTCATGCACAATGTGACCGTTACCCTGGCGAACGATCATCACTCCACAGTTACGCGCCAACTCTTCCGCCTTGCTGGTGGATAGGCCCATTTCAGCCGCCAGCGTGGTTAGTGGGGCCATGCCTTCCGGCAGGGTGTCTTTACGCTGCAAGGAGGCCAAAGCCAGCTCAAGCGCTTCTACACGCTTTACCAGTTCGTTGTATTTCAGTGGGCTGATCATTGCTGTTTCTCCCGTAACCGGTAAGAGAGGGTTCCCTCTGCGCCTTTGGCACCTGCGGCAATCCGGGCAATGCTTTTCAGCATGTCGCCCAACTTGAACATGTCTATTTTCGCCTGCTCAACGTCGTAATTTTCACTTTCAGCAGCCCAGAACATGAGATTACCCACGGCGGAAATCCCCTCGATAATGCTGTCATGAACACCTGCAGCTATTTGCTCAAGCTCTGCAGCTTCTTCTAAAGGCACGGTGCGGCCGTCATTGACCAGCCAATAAGCATCTTTACGCATGGGTACTCCCTCCCTCATATGCTTCTTTAATCTCACGCAGGCGGAACAGGACTTTATCCAGCAGTTCGAAAGATATTTCACGCTCATCATCTGGCCCGTCGTGTAATTCCACGGAAGCAGCAAGAAGAACCTCAGCACGGCGCAGCTCATCACTAATCGATATAGCTATTTTTTTAGCCATGACGCACCTCCACGACCTCGGCGGAAACTTCCTCGGTGGCGGTTACGCCATCCGGCCTACATACCCAGCGCATACCCTGAGCGGCTTTCTCGGCACCGCGATAGGTTTTATAGCGGCGGCGGCAGGTTTCTACCGTGGTTTTGCCGGTGCGGTGGTTCGTGGTGGTGACGATGATTTTAAACATGACTCACCTCCGTAGAGGTTTGGTAGCGCTGGTGCATGAACTCAATGCGGTCGGCATCCAGATCTATTCGGTGAAAGTGCAACGGGCTTTCAGTGCGGATCTTGGCAGCAAAAATCAGAGTGAAATCAGTGCACTCAATTTTGAGGCGGGCTTCTTGCTCTGTATCTGCATCGGTGCGTAATACGGTTGGCCTGCCACCATTGGAATAGATAGCCAGGAACAGGAATGTAAATTTAGGGCGAGTTTGGGTAGACTTGATGTCAGCCATGATCGTTACCTCGTATAACGGTTTGGTAAGAAGCCCGGTTAGTGCTCCAACACTGCCGGGCTTCGCTATTTGCACCATTCTTAAAACCAAGGTGCACAAACACCATATATCTAGGTGCATATACACGTCAATGCTTTTCTTTTCTTTCCTTACCTGTATAGTGTTCCTACACCAATATAAGGGGAACAGCATGGCAACAGGCTTTAAGAACAACCGCTCAACAACAAAGGGAATCCGCTTTCCACACGAGTTAATTGAGGAGATCGACGCGAGCGTAGAGCGTGAGAAGCCAGAAAATCCCGGCGCTAATTTCTCGTCATGGGTGCTGGATGCCTGCGGGCGCAAGCTTAAGAGCGAGCAGCGCAAGAAGGCAAAAGAAGAACCAAAGGGCTGACCGATAGGGGTGTGCGACGATGCCGGATACCCCTTTACCCCCACTGGGGGAATACCCTCAATCGCCGATACTGAGTTTCCGGTAACAGGTGCTTTCCCTCTGATTGAGTAAAAGGTAACTGCAGGGATTCCGGTAGTTTGTGTCAGTGGATCAATGTGAACTGTTAATTTATTGAACTGCGCCAATGGCGCGGTTACCGCCAAAGCGTGTCTGATATCGAACTCAGCCAACGGCGGGGTTAACTTGACCTGATCGATCAATGTGATAATCTGGCTTGGCTTAAGTTTTATGCGTTGACACTGGCGGCCCTGCAAGGCCGCTTTTGTTTTATGTGGCATACCTCACCTCACACCGTTTGAGTTTGACGAACTGATGCCAGGTAAGCGTCTAGATCTGACTTGTGGTAAATAACCTTCTTTTTCCCCACTTTATAGAACGGGATCGACACGCGACCAGAACTGGCCCAATTAGCAAGGGTTTGAGGGCTAACGCCTAATTCGGCGGCAGCTTCTTTGCGGGTAAGTTTAATTTCTGTTGGTTCAATTAGTTTCATAAGTATCACCGTGTAATGTTGGTTATCAACGGGGATAAATATGGGGCTAAAAGTTGGAGTATTTCAGACCATTACCCGGATAACTGAACATGATATCCGGGTAATGACTTCCTATAACCGGGTGTAACACATCCAGTACCCAGCTACTGGGGGAGAACTAATTTAAAGTCAGTATATTTCTTTGGCTTAGGTGGTTTCGCTCCTGATGACTTAACCCACTTCAATAATGAGTTGGGGCTGACTTTACCATCATAGTGAATTACCAGTGCCTGATGTAATCTAGTCTGGCTGGCTCCGGGATGTTTTTTCCATGTATCTAAAATCACAGACATCACTTCATCATAATATTTATTTCTTGGCTTAGATGCTCTCTCTCTTTGAGACTCAGAAATAACCTCATTCTTTGCCAGCGCGGATAGGATATCTTTATGTTCTAGAATGCCGAGGTTTGAATCAATAAACTTTCTAATGTTAAATGAAAGCTCTTTAAACCCTAAAATCTCAAGAATAAAAGCACCAGTGTAAAGATCTCCATACTCATCACGTTTGAAGTTTTCAGCAACCTCCTTGGCCATTTTATATTTATAATCTATAGATTTATCGCTAAAATCATGAATATTAAACACATCAAAAAAACTGACATGCGAAATTTTATTGGACTCGTAATTTATCTCATTAATAAAATCATCTAGTGACTTATCACTTTCCATTATTTACCACCAATTCTTTACTTGCGATATCAAATAATAAGCGCCGTTTATCTTCATCACTCATATTCGCCAATGCAGCCAATAAACGAGCATTCATACCGTCAACTTTCTCCACCAGCCCCGCATTCTCCAGAATAGCCCGCTCTACCTTCCTGGCTGGTTCCTGTAGCTCATCAGCACCGAAATGCAGATACCCCTGGGTCACGTCTGCACTGCGTACAGTGCGGTGATTCATTAAGCGCTTGAGAATGTAGGAGCCAACCCCGGCCAATTCAGCCACTGTGCCATATGTGCGCCTGGCGTCGTGACACTTGAACTCGATGGGTATCAATCCATCTGGGTTAGCATCCGGCACTGTAGCGGCCACAATACGGGCTATGACCCGACGAGGCTCTTTAACAATGCCTTTTCTGCCATTAAATACGATGGTTTGCGCATCATTTTTCAATCTTAGGCGGCGGCGGAATATTGCCAGCAGGGTATCAGTGATCGGCAGCTCTAGCGGATCACCGTTCTTAGTGGTATCAATCCAGAAATAGCGACCACCGATATTCACCCTATCCCATTCCAAGCCGAATACCTCAGCACGGCGTAGGCCGGTAAATAAGGCCATATCCAGGGCATCACATATCGACACTGAAACATCATCCCTGACGGCGGCGGATTCCTGCCTTACTTGTTCAACAGCTTTCAACCACCGGCCAAGATCATTTGTCCTGATCCGCTCGGTCTTTCTGGTGGTACCGTGCCATTGTCGTTTTGTGCTTAGAACCATTGTCGGCGGATCAGGTAATAGCGTTTTTCCTTCCTCATCTCGGTAATGGTCATAAGCAAACCGATAAACAGCCCGGAGTGCGCGCGCCCACAAATCAGCCTGAGCTTTGCTTCCCGTTCCTACCCCGGCGCGGAGCAGTGACTTATCGCGACCAAACCAAACAGCCCCTTCGGTTACCGCCTTATGGCGAGCTTCAACACGATCCCGGCTGATATTCGCCATCGGCTGGTTCAACCAGTCACCGGAGAAGTTACCCAAGATGGAGCGGTACTGCTTTGCAGTGACAGGTTTCAGCCGGTGAGCCCGATTATCAATGTAGGTTTCCAGAGCCTCTGTCAGGGTTACTAGGCTCATTGCGTGTATGCGGCGTACATCATTTGGATTCTTGCCAGTGGTCGCTACATCCCCCAGCAGGTCTAAGGCTTTCGCCCTGGCGTTCTCGATGCTGAGATCGGGGAAACGCCCCAGCGTGGCCCGGATGAATTTCCCGTTGCGTTTGCGGGAGATGCAGAAGCTCTTCACACCTGAAGCGCCTACACGCAGTATCAGGCCATTCACAACGGCATCCCGGAACTCCAGACGACCACCAGCAGGATCTGGCTCCAGGGCTATAATGCTGGCTTTGGTAAACTTGAACGGCTTCAC